TCAAAGAAAAACTTAGTGGTGCCTGGAACTCTGTTAAAGAACACTTCCAAAAGATATGGGACACTATCAGAGAAAAGCTTAGTGGTGCCTGGAACTCTGTTAAAGAGTTCTTCAGTGGCATGTATGACACAATACGTACTAAGATAACAGATATGTATGAAAGTGTCAAATCTGGCATAAGCAATATTTATCAGACATTTAAGAACTGGATTTCTGATATGTGGAGTAATGTATTTAGTAAGTTCTTTGACTGGATAAACAGCGCAATAGATAAGCTTAAAAATTTCTTTGGTCTGAATAGCAAAGCTCAAAATACTGACATTTCGTATGCTACTACAGGCGGATCAACTGGTACGGTAACTAGGGGGCATGCTGTTGGTGGTGTATTCAACCGAGAACACATAGCTAGATTTGCAGAAGGAAATAAAGCTGAAGCAATTATACCATTAGAAAATGAATCGGCCATGAAGCCATTTGTAGATGCAGTATCTAATGGGGTTTCATCAGCTTTAATGCCCCTCATAGCTAACATATCAGTAGGACAGCAATCTCAACTTCAACCACTATATGTTGGTACGTTGATTGCTGACGAGAGAGGGCTAAAAGAACTAAGCCGTAAGCTAGATATAATACAGCTAGAAGAAAAAGCAAGGAGGGGATAAGATGGCAAACTTCACTGTTAATGGTATAGCAATTAAAAACCCTTCTAGTTTTAAGATTGAGCGGTTCAATGTTACCAACATGGAGCGTCTAGCAGACGCTACCATGGTTGGTGATTTAATTGCAAAGAAGCGTAAGTTCTACTTTACGTACGATGCAATTAGTGGCGAGGATTTAGACACTATTCTTGAGGCTATTTGGGACTCAACGTCTTTGTTCTTCCCTCTAGAGTATCTAGAAAACGGTGTCCCTAAAACGGCTACAGTATATGTAGGTTCTATACCAACAGAGTTGCATAGAGCTGGTAGAACTACTAATTGGGTATGGAAAAATGTTACCTTCAATCTGATAGAAAAATAAGGAGGTGTAAGTAATGCCACGAGTCGCAACAGATGCAGATTTTAATAACGATAGCAGATATCTTGATGTAAGACTTGATATTTACTTCACCTCTACTCCTTTAAGCGTCTCAAAATCAGATTACTTAATAGATGCTGATTGGCTTGAAGAGGGCTCTGCAGAATCATCCAATCCTTTCGGAGCAATTTCTTCTAACGAGCTCTCCTTCAGGCTTTTCAATGATAATGGTATGTTTAGCCCGACTAATGTGTCAAGCCCTTACTTTGGTAAAATAAAAGCTGGAATACCTGTTGAGTTGTTTATTAAACCAATCTATGATGATGAAGAAGTAGAATGGGTACAGCTGGGTAAATATTACGTTACCGGTTGGGATGCGCAGGTAACTGGTACTTATGTGGACGTTGTGGCGAATGATGCGTGGTACAATATATTTAACAGTCCTATGCCGAATTATCCTATTACACGTAACACCACTTATTATGATTTTATGACAGACTTTTTCAACTTACTTGGAATAAATGTTACTGTTGATGAGTCCCTTGTAGGTAAAGTACCTTTCGCATTTGTGAGTGGCACTATAAAAGACTTTTTACAGGAATTAAGCGCCGCGGCTCTTGGTTACGTAACAAGTACCAAGAACGGAACCCCTATCATAGGCGCTTTTACAAGCGCTAAACCTGTTAGGGCTACTTTAACAGATGCTGATCAAATTAAAACTGTTTCCGTAAAACAGTCTATTATACGAGCTTATGACGGAGTAGAGTTAACATACAGCGTTCCGCAGATTTCAGCGGTAACTACACTAGTAGAACTAAACGGCTTAACACTGACACAAGGCATGAATGAGATAAATAATATAGCATTAAGTGCGGGGCCTCTTTGGCAAGTATCTATGATTGATATTAAATCTAACAATGATGTAGTTACACTTAAAGACTTCACAGCAACACAATGGTTAATATCGCTGCTTTTAGAATGTACAATTGAAGCCATTGCTGCAGACCTCAAAGTTTATGGAAAGACTATAGGGTTAACAGAATTCACTTTATCTGACGATGCGGCGAAGCAATTAAGTATTTCAAATAAATACATCCAATCAACTGAATATGCGGAGTACTATAAGAGTATCCTAAACGCTTTCGTAAATAATGACACACCGCTACTATCGTTGTCAATACGCGGCAACCCATTGCTGAATATTGGAGACAAAGTAGTAGTTTCTAGTACGAAGTATAATTTGAACTACACAGGTATCATACAAAGAATGAGTTACAAGTACACAGGCGGTTTGACGTGCGATATGACGTTGCTGAACGCAGAAATATTGGAGGGGGTGGGTGTATGATATATGGTTCTAATATCCTATCCTCAGTAGCAGCTAATTGGCAAGTAACGAACGGCACTATTACAACAGAATCTATAACGCTTGAGGCTGGTGGGTACGCTGTTCAAAATATAGATTTAGCAGTATTACAATCTATACCTGAATACATGATGTTGTCTGTAGTAGCAACACCTTATGCTGACCCGTATGCTATGGGTCTTATAGCGGAACTTAAAGTATTGTCTAAGACAGGTGTAACGCATGTCTACACCATTCCTATAGTTGACACAGGTAATGGCGTATGCTCAGTAGAGTTTCCAACCGAAGCTTTAGACCACGCGTCTTTAACTTTTACATTTAAGGCAACCGCTCCAGTAGTTATATCTGACTACGCTCTGTTTCCTCCTAAATTAACTGAGGTTGACTTGACAGAAGTGCTAGACAGATTGCCTAGGCTACTATCTGACTATAATCAGACATCTATAGAGGTTACGCAAAAAGAAGATATAGTAGCTTTGATTTCAGCGTACGTCACAGAGACTACTGAGCTCACAGGTAAATTCACACTTTCTTATGTCGCCTCGGAGCCAACGGAACTAATCATAAGAATTAAAGATAATGAAATCTCAGAGCTATATACACCTATGTATTTCTATGTGAACGCAGGACGTGGAACAATTGGAATACCGCATGCATACTTGATTAAGCAGCAAGGTTACCATAACTTTACTGTTACTGCTCAGGTCGTTAGTGGTTCAATTAAGATAGACCCAAGAAGAGTAATGTATGTCATAGACGGCGGTCGTATTGCATATAACGTAATGGACATTGGGTCTATAGCATATGATATAACTGTTCGCAAGTTAGAATCGGAGTCTCAGATATCTTTTATTTATGCAGTATGCATAGATGATGGTATTTGTGTTGTTAAGAAAAGCGTATACACAGAACTACCGGGCTCTGCCTGGATTGCTGAAGCTACCCTCGGAGAAGCAATAGATGCAGCAATAGAATTTGACGGGTATTGGATCACTGATCAGTATCCCTTTACGTTTAATACGGATGACGATCCTTGGGTAGGATGGGTAACTCCGACAGGTTCTCTTAATGTTAGACGTTTGTATGCACAAGAGGACCCACTGGTTCTAGCTACAGATGTAAGTAAGGTAGCTATGGTGCGTGGTTGGAAAAACTCTATAGATATTGGGCAAGACCATGGTCTGATAGTATTATACATTAAGAACGGGGTACCTTACTACAGAACTTATGCCGAACAAACAACAGGTAGTATGGCTTGGGAAGATGAAAGACCTTTAGCAATTTTTTCCGGTACAGCAGTAGATATAAATGGCTTCAGAACTAATGACTATAGAGTTGGTATAAATATCCTAGATAGTACTGGTACAACGCATTCTTTTATAACGCATAGGAACTGGGGCGGTATGGCATCACCAGTAGAATGTATTGATACAAGTATCATGGATATTATGTTTGAAGTAACACCGATAACATACCATGATACGTATAGTGATGATGAGCACATAGACTCGTCCATCGCAATTGAAAGGTTCTATGTATGCCCCGCTGATGTCGTACCAGAAATAGTAGGTACAGAGAGACTTAGCTTCTTAGATAAGAAGACAATTCAAGTAATATTCAACTATGAACTAGAATGTGAACTTGACAACTTGAAAAATTCCTTGGTACTGAAGAACACAGCAAATCAGCAATTCACGATAGAAACCGTAGAAGAAGATGGCAATGTACTAACGATAAAGACAGTAGAGGAAATGCCTTTTAGTCAGGATGTTATTTTAACATACAATATGGTAGGTTCGTACTACTTAGCCTTCAGAATTTCAAGTACGTGTCTGTATGACTATGGTAAAAGTATCAACTTGACCATAGAGAGTGTTCCACCGATTGGGTTCACTGAAGAGAATCTTGAAGTGGCAGTAACGGATATAGTATTTGATGTTACGCAAGTGTGCTATAGTAGCGCATATGCTGGTGAAGAGAACCTTCAAATAAGAATAGCGAATATTAGTTTTGTAGTAACTAACGTTGGACATAACCCACTGTAAGGGTGGTAACCAAGTATAGGAGGTGTAAGGTAATGAATGTAAAACAAAAAGTAAATATTCACAATAGGTTTGATGTGCATATCGACAACATCGAAACAGGAGAACATCGAGAATTTGTTGGGTATAACATTATCCTTAACCAGATGTGGACAAGGTTGTGTAATGGTCTTTCGTATTTCGAATATATTCATTTTGGTATAGGGACTGGAACACCAATACCAGAGGGAACTGGCTTGTTTAGTCATCTAGGAACGAAGCGAGCAGTGACAGAAGAGACCATTAAAGCCCTTCCAGTATCGAGTTGGAAACGAAAAATTGTTCTGAACCCAGAAGAGTTTGTAGGATTTAAGATTAGTGAAGTTGGTATAGCTTTTGACAGTGGTATTTCGAGTCTAGTTACACATGCAATGCTTAAGGATAGTGAGGGTAATGCAATCTCGATTACCAAAAAGGATACAGATATTGTAACTATTTATGCAACCGTGTTTATAACATTTATAAATACCCTTTCAGAGTTAAAGTTGATTGGCATGCCCAACAACAATCAGTTAATCAATTATTTGACTGGAGGCAGTGCTCCATCTGGTTCTTTTGGGTTAAGTACAATTGAAAATCCATATTCAAACTTGGGGACATCTACAGCTACATGGGCTTCAGATGTTCCAAATAGAAAAAGAAAAACAAATACGTCAAGGTTTGGAATTACAAATGGAAATGGTCATGTTAAATATTTAAACTTTACGAATCTATTTAGTCTAAAATTACCCGCTCCCGGTATATTTTCAGGTCAACCTTACACGGGTGTCCATATTGGAAGTGGCGATGGGGTTAATAAAAGTTTTATGCTACCGTCCGCCAATATTAGACAAAGCAGTTTAGTTATTAAAAAGAATGGTGAGGCTGTCTCAGATTATGTTACAAATATAAAATACCAAGAAAGTAATTCCAGAATTGCTAACCCTGCATCTTTACCGATAAAAGATGGTTTCGGAGTAGCACTCACACCCGATGGTACTGTTATGGCAGTTGCACATTACGGCTCACCATACATCACCACATATGACTGGATTGACGGAGCATGGGTAAAGAGACCTGACCCCGAGTCCTTACCAGCGGGTATTTGTCGAGGAGTAGCACTCACACCCGATGGCAATGTTATGGCAGTTGCACATGATAACTTACCATACATCACCACATATGACTGGGATGGAGCGGAATGGGTCAAGAGACTTGACCCTGCATCTTTACCGACAAAAGATGGTTTCGGAGTAGCACTCACACCTGACGGTACTGTTATGGCAGTTGCACATAGCCAATCACCATTCATCACCACGTATGACTGGATTGATGGGGAGTGGGTAAAGAGACCTAACCCTGCATCTTTACCTCCATATAACGCCACTGGTCGAGGAGTAGCACTCACATCCGATGGCACTGTTATAGCAGTTGCACATGATAAATCACCATACGTCACCACGTATGACTGGATTGATGGGGAGTGGGTGAAGAGACTTGACCCTGCATCTTTACCAATGGGCAATGGTAACGGAGTGGCACTCACACCCGATGGTACTGTTATGGCAGTAGCTCACAATAACCCACCATACATCACCACATATGACTGGATTGACGGGGAATGGGTCAAGAGACCTGACCCTGTACCCTCACCAACGGGCACTGGGCGAGGAGTGGCACTCACGTCTGACGGTACTCTCATGGCAGTTGCACATGATGGCTTACCATGCATCACCATGTATGAATGGGATGGAACGGAATGGGTAAAGAGACCTGACCCTGCATCCTTACCGACTGGCAACGTCTACGGAGTAGCACTCACGCCTGATGGTACTGTTATGGCAGTTGCACATAACCAATCACCATACATCACCACATACATGTTTTTACCATTTACCCAGATAACTTTCGACACACCACCTGCTTTGGATGATGTGATTACTGCAGACTATATTGTGGATGGAGTGCATAAGACTGACCAGTATGTCATAGATGTGTCATTCGCAATTCAATTCGGGGAAGGGGTGTAGAAAATGACTAAAAGTTTATCCTGTACTAAGGAACTGCAAACCGAACCTATAATGAAACATGGTACCTTGCAGTGCACATGTGGTCAAGAGTTTTATTTTGAAACTACTAAGGACTGCATAGCTTGTATTAAGTGCAAAAAAATCCATGATGTAAAAGGCTTTCCTATCAAGGGGGTAGAGGCCAGTGGAACTGACGTTTGAAGTATCAATGACGCACAATGATGGTGATACAACGTTTTGTGGCCATGAACCAAATAATACCTTTATAAAGTACTATCAAGAATCACAACGGCTCGGTAATAAAAGTGCTAAGCCATACCTTGGAGACTTTACAAATTTAACATTCAAAGAAGAGCCGCGGCGCATAACGCATCTTGCAGTTAAAAACTTTGGTATTAAATCATTTCCGCGCCTTGGCGCTTATGGTTTTTATACACCAAAATATGCTGAAACTAGTTTCATGGCCGTACCAATAAACAGACAGTTTCCATATTATGATATACCAAAAGTCACTATAACTGACACAGGAACTACAATACATCTCAGCATAGATGGAGATTACGAGTGCTACAGAATTATTGTAAGGAAGGATTACTTTGCTACAGAGTTTATAACGTATGGCACAGAATTTGACTTCGTACCAATGTATGACGGCGAGTGTTTGATATCCGTCTACGGGCACTCAAATGAAATAACCGTCACTAGTAACCCTTATGAAGAGTATATTACTCTTGTAGATAGAACGGGGGAAGAATAAATCAAAAGTGGAGGTGTGGTGTCGATGGATTCCAATGGTATAGGCTCTTACATCTCTAAGTTATTTGAAAATTATATACTAGTCGCATTGTCGGTTATTGTAGCATTTTTGTACCGTTTCTTTTTTCCAGAAGAACAATACCTATATGGTACATTAGCTGTGCTAGGTATGATGGCACTAGATCTAATTACTAAGCTATATGCTATTAAAAAGCAGGCTGGTGGTTGGAGAAAGTCTATCGCTTCATGTAAGATAAGTAGCCAATTGTTTTTTAAGGGTACAATTGATAAACTAATTGTCTTCGGTGTTATGCTCATTATATGTGGTTTCGCGTATCGGCTAACAATATTATCCCAAGTTGCTATTTGGTTTACACAGGTTGTATTTACATTGATGTTTTTGAGAGATGCATTATCTATAATTGAAAACCTAAGAGATGCTGGTATCAAAAGTTTAGGTCTATTTGAAAAAGTAGTCAGAAAGAAAATGAGCGAATACGTAGACAATAATGATGATGAGGAGGCGAAGGGATAATGGAAATAACAACTTTACTAACAATAATTGGTCTGTTAGTAGCTCTAACAAATATTATCACTGAGGTGATAAAGAAAGCAACGTGGGATAAGATTCCTACATCATTGCTAGCAGTTATAGTTTCTCTAGTGCTAACGCTAGTTGCATTCTTTGCATACTGCCAAATTTCACAGATAGCAGTTACATGGTATTTCATCGTCGCTGCTGTGGTAGTAGGCTTTATGGTTGCATATGGAGCAATGTTTGGTTACGACAAACTAAAAGAAATACTTGCACAATGGGGAGTGAATAAAAATGAGTAACAGCCCATTGGTACAATATGTAAAGATCTCACCTAACAGTACTAACCCAAGAAGGAAAAAGATTAAGAAGATTACAATACATCATATGGCTGGTCCATTATCTGTAGAAACATGCGGCGAAATATTTGCAAAGCCAGAGCGCAGAGCAAGTTCGAATTACGCCGTTGGTGTTGATGGCAGGATCGCTATGTATGTAGAAGAGAAGAACCGTGCGTGGACTAGTTCTAATGCTGCTAATGATGACGAAGCAGTCACTATAGAAGTTGCTAATAGTGCCGTAGGTGGTGACTGGCCTGTTAGTGACAAGGTCCTAGCACGAACGATAGACTTATGTGTAGATATTTGCAAACGTAATGGTATAGATAAACTTGTATACACAGGCGACAAAAGCGGTAATTTAACAAGGCATGATATGTTCGCTAATACCGTGTGCCCTGGACCATATTTGGGCAGCAAGTTTCCTTACATCGCTGCAGAGGTGAACAAAAGACTAGGAGCCCAGACCCCTACCCCCTTTCTAGTAAAGGTTACAGCTGATGCGTTGAATATCCGAAGTGGTCCTGGTGTTGCAAATAGCATTACAGGAACTATAAAAGACAAAGGCATCTATACCATTGTAGATACCAAGGATGATTGGGGCAAGCTTAAAAGCGGTGCTGGTTGGATATGCTTGAATTATACCAAGAAGATTTAGCATAATGCCCGGAGATTACCCGGGCATTATATTTGCTTATAATACATGTAACAAGTTCGTGATATTAAGGCGTATAAATACCTTAAAACATCATTACGAACTTGTATAAAACTTATTACAGGTCCACAGAAGCTTCTGTATTATATATTAAGGAGTTACTTATGGTTTTTCACGAACCTATGTACTACCGCATTTTTTAATGATAGAATAGAAAAAAAAGGAGGAATTGAAATGTTTAAAGTCAAGATAGGTGTTTTGGTGTTGGCGATCGTATTATTAACCGTTCTGTTACATATTAACTTAGAGGATGAGCCTGCAGTGGTGGAATATAGTATCGCGGCGACGCCGGAACCAATAGTAGAAGTTATTGAACAGGAGCCTGTTATGCCAGTAGAAGAACCGGATGAACAAGGTCCTGAGATCTACAATGTACCGTTAGATGCTGCGCTGCAGCGCTATACATACAACTTATGTGTAGATTATGAGATTGAAGAGTACTACCCGTTAGTCCTTGCTGTTATGTGGCGTGAAAGTGAATTTGTGCCAACCCTAATTAGTAAGACAAATGACTATGGTCTCATGCAGATTAACAAGATTAACCACGAATGGTTGTCTGAGAAACTTGGGATAACAGACTTCTTAGATGAAGAACAAAATATACATGCAGGTGTATTTATGCTGTCGTTATACCTACATAAATATGAAGATATAGATAAGGCTTTGATGGCCTACAACATGGGTGAGGCTGGTGCAAAGAAACGCTGGGACGCTGGGATCTACTCTACTAATTATACGCAGACCACGCGTGAGCGATTAGAGCTAATACTGTCCGGCGAAGGTTACCAAAAATAATGAATATATAAGAAAGAAAATAAATTATCTAAATATCCCAATTTCTAAACATTCTCAACATTCTTAACTTTTTGACATAAAAATTATTTTTTTCAATTTTGAAAATAAAAATCTTTAAAAGTTTTTTATAAAATCTTAAGAATAACGCTTAGAAGGTTGAGAATGTTAAGAATGTTGAGATTGTGAGAAAGTAAGATAAAGCTAATTACTCCGCATCGCTGGTAGCATCTTGTTCTATGCGTTAACTCCTGAAGAAAACTCGTAAGAATAGGGGGTTTACTTTTAATGAAATAAAGAGTATAATATTATTAAAGATAAATTTACTAGTCGAAAGGAAGGATTATCATGGGTAAAACATTTACAGTGGAACTCACAGTTCCGGAAGGCTTGTCTGCTGGTGACGTATTTACAGCAGAGATCGAGATGCCGGCTCCTGTTAAGAAGCCGAGAGGTCAGCTTGCTGGTTTGACTCTTGAAGAGATGACCGACGAGCAGTTGAAGAGAGAAATTATCAACGCAAAGTCGGTTCTCTACAAGGCTAAGCAGCGGGGCGCCTCTGAGGAAACTATTGCTGCAAACCAGGCTAGAGTCGATGCAGCACTTGCTGAAAAAGCAAAAAGAGCTGCTGCTGTTGCTAAGGCTCCCGAAGCGCCTAATATTGCGGGCATTATGGATGAAGAGTCCGCTAACGAAATCTAGAGCACCTCACAAGACAATTGGCATCATCGCCAATTGTCTAAAGCCCATTGACCCCCCTTATTTCAATTATGTGCTTTAGACAGTTGGCGATGACTGGTAATCTGAGTTGGACCTCCCAGTAGTTTATCTACTGTCCAACTCACTTAGCATATTCTAACGGGTATGTTATGTATATAGACTACATTACCGATGCAGCCCTGTCAAGGTGTTGGCACGAGCTACCGCGTATATGAGAGGCAGGTAGCTTCACATAAGATTATTCTTGGCAAAGGGAGCTGGGTAAGAGGTTAAGTCCAGTAGAAATCTATCCACAGGCTAGTCAGACTTATATGTATGACGGCCCGTGGTTGATTATAAAGCCGGTGTACCTTTCCTCGCTTTCGGTACATCGGCGTATTATTATAAAGGGCGTGTTAATTGTGTGGTGGCGGAATAGGTAGACGCTGGAGTTCGTACACCAGAGGAGTCCCGCACATGAAAAAAGGAACTGAACTCCTCATGCAGGGTGCAAATCCCTGCCCACACAATATTATAGGGGGCGTTGCGTGTTGAATAACAAGATTATATTTACAAATAACTACATAGAAGTTAGATGTGACCGTAATGATATTGACACGCAAACAAAGCTCGCTTCAATTTATCCTGTTCATGTAAATCGTATAAGAACAAGTTATAGGATGTCTATACACAACACACCTGAGATACTAAAGTTACTTCGTAATATTGACGAGAATAATATAGACACAGCGCCGCTCGCCATACAAAACTACTTTTATAAGGAGATGCGGTTACGTGATAACGTATCAGACTTATTGGCTAATGGTCCAAGACGCTCATGTGTTGTGTCAGATAGATTAACACTAAGACCACACCAGCAACTTGGCCGTGAATTAGCAGAATATTATGATAGGTTTGCATTTTTCTATGACACAAGAACTGGTAAGACACCGCTTGCGCTAACTATAATAAAAGATGACATTGTAGCTAACCCCTCACATAAGTGGTTAGTTGTGTGCCCGTTGATACTTATCTACAATGCTTGGCTTGAGGATGCTGAGAAGTTCTTTCCTGAAATAAAAATCGTTAACTGCCATGCTCAAACAAAGGCTAAGCGTATAAAGGCAATGCAACAGCAAGCTAATATATATGTTACTAATACTGAATCATTTATAAGCTACAAGGAGTACTTCGATAAAATGGGCTTTCATGGTGTGTTTGTAGATGAGAGCTCAGATCTTAAGAGCCCAAGATCAAAAGTAAGTAAAGCAATGGTTGAATTTGCACAAACAGTGAATAGATTCTATTTATTATCTGGCACACCAGCGCCAAACGGCGAATGGGAATATTATATGCAGATGCGATGCATAGATTACTATGGCTGGCAGCCAAGTTACTCCCAGTTCAAAGAGAGATATTTCATAAACCTATCATATGAGCCTCAGTATGAAAAGCTCGCGCTTAGACCAGATAGGAAGGATGAGTTATATAACAGAATTAAAAAGTATTCTTTATATATAGATAAAGAGGATGTCTTAAACACGCCTGGACGTACTTTTCATGAAGTCGAATACGACATGCCTGAGGAGCTGATGAAGCACTACAGAAAGCTTAAGAATGAATTGTATATAGAGCTTGGTAATGATATAAGAATAACTGCTCCAAGCTCTGCAGCAAAATTAAACAAGCTGAACCAGGTTACTTCTGGTTTTATACTAGATACTCAAGCTGCTAAGGAGAATAAATTTTATGGTACTGAATTGGCCGAATGGCACCTATTGGATAATTGGAGGTTTAAGGCACTCGAAGACTTACTTCAGCAAGATGGTATCAGAGGAGAACAAGTTCTTATCTGGGCTAACTACAGAAGAGAGTTTGAGATTATTCAAAGCATTTTCGGCAGCAGGTGTGCCTGCATTTATGGAGGAACTAACCTTGCTGAAAAGAATGAAGCAATTAGAAAATTCAAAGCTGGGGAGATTCAGTACCTGATTGCAAACCCTGCATCAGCCGATAAAGGCTTAACGCTTACCAACTGT